GCTCACCCTGTGGTATAATAGGGATACACTCTTGCATCCCCATATACCAAGTGCCCTGGCCCCGTACACAACGGGGTCACGGTACTTATCGACGAAGCAGGTACCATCGTGCCTGCTCCTTCGGCGCGCGGGATCTCAGTCGGTGACTAAGAACCGCGATAATCTCCTTCGGGGCGGGTTCGCCCTTACGGAGATGTGCCGGGAATCTGATGAAGTCAGAGACCTGACAGTCCGGCGGACTCTCGAAGGTATCGTGAGCCCGTCAGGAAGCCTCGCCGAAATCCTATTGGAGACGGCTGAGACATTAGACATGACTAGCCAAGGTGGCGGAGTCATGCTAGACTCGGACTCAGATCGATCAGGTTCTGAGTGCGAGGATATTCCATCGGTTCTCGAGGAGAAACCTTGGAAGACTATCCGGTTCCGAAAAGATTCGCGATACCGGATAAAGTATGACGACCCGTGGAAGATCCACGCAGGTCGCATATTAGGAGAGCTCACGGGGAAGACCCCGCGAACTATCCTCTGGTCCGGGGACGGAATTCGTCTTCAGGACCCACTTCCAGCTAGGCTTTTAGGGCCGACCTGGACGGCATCTGTTAAGTCGAAAGTTCGATTTTCACAGATTGCGGATACTGACGTGCGTCTGCACGTCATATACGCTCACACACACTGGGGTATAAAACTCACAGAGTTGTGTAATGAGCCCAATGGACGATACGTCTCCTGGGCCCAAACCCTGCGTAGGCGGATAAACCGCCTAATCAGGGGTGCGACTGACCCTTGTATGTCAAAAGGTCAGATCGATGCCCTGTTCTTGTCCACAGCGACAAGCACAAAGGCCCGGTCGGAGCGTCTCATCGAGATGCTGAAGACCGTCGACGGGATATTTTTACAAAGATACCTTTGTTATCCCGAAGAAGTATGGACATGGGATAGATTCGACATGTTCACACTGGGGAACATCTCCTATCTAATAGGAGACGAGTTCCTTGATGGAGAACTCACCCATGCGGGGTTATCCATCACAACTGCCTACTCGCAACTTAAAGCGAGCAGGAAGTGGTTCAAGGACGCTGCCCACCGCGGGGTCCTTGAAAAGGCACTAGCAGAGTCTCTAGGCGAGATTCCCCACTGGTGCAGGCAGTTCGTCAACGTATGGCGTCGATCGAATTGCTCGACAGGCTCTCGGAGGATCTACCTCATCGGGATACTGTCACAGACGAGGGGTTGCGGAACGCCACCGCCTCTCGTCCTTCTCCAGTCCAAGGTGAAATTTCTTAACACCATCGGACGGGAGCACGCGCCTGAGCCCGCAAGTGCGGGTTTACTTAGACGCGTAGCACTCCGGGAGGTACTGGATAGTATCCCCACGGAGGCCTTCACGGGACTTGCCACAAAGGCAAGAATTACCGTGAGTACTTCCTCCTCCTGGGAAAAGACCAGGAGAGAAGGAGGTACGATAGAGGCTGCACGAGAAATACTCGAGTCTCTACCGATCGGTGAAGGGGTCCCTATCAGGGATCTCGACACCGGACGGGTCGAATGCTATAAAGATGTAAAAGCATTCGACTCGACCGGGGAGGTGGTATTCTGGCTAGCGCTAGACCACACTCTCCGTACACCACCGGACCTGCTTAAGCAGGCCTTTCTAACGGTGGTGAAGGAGCCTGGTAAGGCAAGAAGCGTTACCAAGGCCCGTGCTTGTCTCAAGATCGTCCTCGATCTTGTTAACAAGATATGCTCAGTACCCCTCGAGAGAGGAATACGGAGCAGTGCATCCGGGATGGGCAAGGCCAATCACGGATGGAATCTTTTCTGTCGTCTGATGTCAGACGAGGTAAAAGATATGGTTTTCTCTCTCGATAGTCGGGAAGAAAACCCATATGAAGGCTACGTCGAGAGGACGGACACCTTCAAAGCCCTCTACATGATCTCAACGGATTATGAGGAGGCAACGGACCAGATGACACACAAGGTGTCATCTGATCTCGGGCGGGCGTGGATGCACAAATGTGGCATCCCACGCCTACTCCAGGCTATAGTATGCAAGACATGCTTTGAGCCTAGGGAGGTCTTCTTTTACGCATCTGGTGTATTGAAGACCCTTGGCACCGAGCGCCCTGAGTACGGGACGGATATAAACTCGGTGACACTCCGCCAGGGAATCCTAATGGGAGATCCACTGACGAAGGTCGTACTTCACCTTACAAACGTGATAGCACGACACGTAGGACGGCGACTCCACGAGGCGTCATTCTACGATAACTTCTCGAATGGCGCTGAAGCCTTCGAGGAGTTCCGCAACACCCTGGCAAATAATGCCGGGTAGGGCGGACTGTACACGACTCCGGAAGACCGAAGTCGTGCTGCAACGCAGTTCGATTCCGCTACAGACAGCTCTGATTTGCATCAGTATGAAGCTCGCCTCGTTCGGCTCAAC